TCACGCCAGTTGTTGCCAACCTTACCTTCGGCATCAACCGGACAACGGAACTTAAGAGCCTCTCCTGCTTTCGTTGCTGCTTGCTCAATGAGCTTTGCTGCTTCCTCTGCCTGATCTTCTCTCACTTCCCACTGTGTTTCGTCATGAACGAACGCTAATAGTTTAGCATCTATCTGCTTCTCTTGCAACAACTTTGTTGATTCAATAAGCCATTGTTTAGCAATGATAGCCCCTGCACTTTGCAACAAAGTGTTCAGTGCAGCATGCTCCGATCTCACCCACACCCTGCGTCCATCCAGTGCAGGGAGATGCCCCTTAGCCATCAGCCTAGATATCTTCTTCTTCAGGGCAGAAAGGCCGGGCGTATTGTTAATAAAACTATCAATAAGTTTCTTGCCTTTACTGCTGTTACCACCAACAATCGAACCCGCCTTGGCTGCACCTGCGCCATACAACACCCCATATGTCAGGGTTTTGGTGGTGTTCCTAGCCTTCTTATGCTCAGGATTGTTATCGTCCTTGACAGTGCCCTTGTCCACCAAGCCAAAGCTCTGTGCATTAAACCAGTGGATGTCACCCTTCAGCAACTCATCCATCCACTCTTGGTCATTTAGGTAGTGACCTAAGCAGCGTAGCTCAATGCCTGATAGGTCAACACCCACCTGCTTATACCCCTTAGGCACACGCCACATCTCTCTGCATTCAGCACCGAAGGGACTACCCACCGCAGGAACTTGTGCCATGTTAGGACTACTGTGTGTAGCTCTACCCGTCACTGCCCCATTGGTTGTCACTCTACCATGCACCCTGCCATCATCACCAACTAGCTCAAGCCAACTACTTATCTGAGCTACTCTTTTTTGTATCATTAAGTACTCAGCAATTATTTGTCCCTCTGGGAACACAACACCCTTCAAAGTGTCTTCATCCACAATGGGTTGACCCGTTGGGGTCATCTTGGTTGGCTTCCATCCTAGCTTCATAAGACGGTCACCAATTTGCTGCCTACTTCCGGGATTGAAGATGGTGACCTTGTCCTTGAGTTGCTTGCCTGTCTTCTCAGAGAAGCGTTGCTCAACAATAGGGGGAAACACCTGCTGCATTTCCTCCTCAATGTCAGACATTCGTCCACTCAATGTTGCATTAAGCACCATAGCTTTCTCAATGTCTAACATGAATCCGTTGTTCTCCATGCCACGGCAGATGACGGCAACCTCATGCTCAAGCTGAATGCTTTGTAGGGAAAACCCTTCTTTCGTCATGGTTATTGTCAGAAAGTTGTACAGTTTTTCTAAAAGTTGAACATCTTGTTCACAATAGGTAGCCATCTCTTGTGACCATCCACTGTCGAAGTCAGTGAAGCCAATCTTATTATCACCTAAGCGATAGCCCCATGCCTCTAGGCTATGTGGTGTTGGTGCTTTGCCCGACACAGGCACGACAATATCAATGTCGGGCTTGTACAGGCGTGACATAACCAGTGTATCTACAAGCTTGTTGTCAGGAATGCCAACACCCCACACCTTCTTAAGCACAGGTGCATCAAAGCCAATGATGTTGTGGCCCACCACTTGCTCACCTTCTAAGTATTGCTGCAAGCTGTCGGCTTCCCGCCAGTGCCTCACCTCACCAGTGGTGTTGTGCTTGGTTACACACAGCCAAATGGTGTCATGTTTTAGGTTTGTCTCTATGTCCAAGAAGATCATTGTCATTGTCCTTATCATTTTGTCGGAGCTTGTCAACATCTACCGACTGTTTGTAATCTTCTACTGAGTCTTTACCAAAGATGGCATTCCATCTTGATGCCCACTCCTCATCAGCTATTGACTTGGGACGCTGAGTGTGTCCCTTACCACCATCACTCGTCATAATATTGCCACACCAATACAGGTGTGTCCTTTCCTATGTAAGCATTCTCAATGTTGAAGTCGATGTATTCAATAGCTTCCTCTTCAGTCATACCATCTCTGTTAATCAATGTCTCCACCATCTTCTCAACATCGTAGACTAACACATCAACACGCTCGTTACCATTCCATATGTTAGCTGTGCCTATGATGGCACTATCAAATCCATCCCACTTCTTCATAGCATGACACCTTCCATTGATTCATCAATCTCAAACATTCTGCCAGTGTCTTTGTTATAAAGCAAGCTACAAGCAGGACCAGTCTGTCCCGAATAACGATTTTTTAAAACCCTCACCTTGGTGGTGTTACGCTCAATGGGATCGTCAGCCTGTCCATTCCTCTCTAGCGATATCACCATATCACTAAGCTGTGCAATGGCAGCACTACCTCGAAGCTGAGCTAGGCTAGTGGTTGCCCCTTCCTCATGTCCCTTATCTGAGGGACGCTTGAGGTGGCTAACAATGATGAGAGCAATGTTTGTTTCCTGCACAAGCATCCGAAGCTTGGTCATAATTTCATCAATGGCTTTACGCTCATCACCATTGTCCTGACTGGACACGATGATAGACAAGTGATCCAAGAACACATACTTACAGCCCAGTCCCTTAGCCATGTACTTGACACGGTTGACAATGTTCTCAATGGCTGTCGATCCAAAGTGATCAAAGAAGAACAAGCGCCCAGTGCCTAAGGTCTTTTCAAATGCGTCCTTGCGTACAGCCTCAGACACTTCAGATGTTGGTAGGTGCAGGGGTGCATCAGCAGCTAGGCTCATCATGGATAGGGATGTCTTACGCACACTCTCTTCAAGAAACATCAAGCCAATGTTGTCACTGCTGTTCTGCAACAAGTGCCAAACAATTTCTCTAAGAGTTTGACTCTTACCTAAACCACTACCTGCTGTGAATGTAACTAGCTCACCTGATCTAATGCCATAGGTAATTTCATTCAGCCCCTTCCACGGGTAGAAACAATCTGCTGCTTCCATCGGTGTAGACACCAACTCCCACAGGCTAGAGCCACACACAATACCATCAGGGACAAAGGGTTCTGCAGCCCACCATCTAGAAACAAAGGCAGCTTCCTTGCCATCAGCAAGCCACTCACATGCATCCTTGTATGCAGGGTCTGGTTTAAATATCTTGCACTTGCTGCCAAACAATTCAGCAACTTCCTTTGCTGCCTTCTGTCCTGCCTCATCACCATCAAAGCACAGCACAATGTTTTCAAAGCTGTTGATGTATTCGTAATGGGCTTTGGCATCCTTCAATGCACTACCTGCACCTGTGCGTATAGACACCACAGGATATTTACTTCCTGTCAATTGGTATGCAGCCAGTGCATCAAACTCACCCTCAGTGATGGTGAGATATTTGCCATTGGATGGGTATAGGTTCTGTCCAAACAGAGTGCCTTTGCTCCACCCACCCACTGTTGTAAATTTCTTGTCCTTCACTTCCCTACGCTTAGCTGCAACAAGCTGTGAGTTGCTGTCGTAATATGGGAAGTAGTAGTGTCCTTCGTTACGAACAACACCATAGCGTTCCATTGTGGCTTTGTTAATGCGTCTGTCAGACACACTCACACTGTGTCCTTCGTTGTAACTTTTAATGAAGCTACTTGTATCAATATCAATCACTTCAAGTCTTTCATTGTTCGTTGATGGGATGTATGTGTTACATACAAAACATTTGGTGGACATGTCATCATTGATGGACAAGCCATCACTACTGCCACATGTCTCACAAGGTTGATGGGTTTTTAGAAAAGTCATGGCCCTTGTAAATTATTTTATTGGTCTTTAACACTGTGTCATATGCTTGAAAAAGCTTAGTCATTCTAGCATCGTGTAGGCTGTGCAGTCCAATTAATAAATTGGCAAGCTCATCTTCATCAGGCTTCTTCTCTCTGTCCATCAATACCCACAGGATGGAGTCAATGTCTTCCTTAGTTATCCAAGCAGCCATGATGAGGTCTTCAAGTTCGTGTAGTTTCATGTATTCTTCCTTCGCAATAGTGTTTCAACAATAGTTACAACATCTTTAATTAAACTTGTGTATCTATCATCACCAACAATCCTTTGTGTTTCTTCTTTGGACAAGCCTACCCACTTAGCCTGTCTCACTGGGCAGTCTCTGCCTTGCACACAGTCGTATGTGCAACAATCAACACCACTGCTTTTGAGTTTGTTCTCTCTAGCAATGCGTTCAAACTCATCGTCTTCGTCTGTGTAAATAGTCATATGTTTTTCTCCTTGAGTTTCCAAACAAGCCAATTGATAAACATTTGAATTGCTACGCCCAACATAATCAAACCAAAGTCACGAATCATGTGTTCTTTTCCTTAAGTTTGGCTTCAATGGCTTTGTAGGTTTCAAAGTAGTCACGCCCTTGACAGGCAAACGCTTCATCTTCTGTCAGCC